AATGTTCCTACGCTGAAGATAAGCGTGGAAACCCATAGCACCAAGACCGAGACTCCTTTCTCTATAGGCTGAATAGGCAGACTTCGTAAAGCCTTCTTTACCTTTCCTAACATATTTCTTAAACCTTTTAAAATTCGCACTATATTCTCCTAGTTGTGTTGTATCTATTGCATTGTCAATATAATGTTGAATTATATTATCAAGCATGGTTATTAAATCTTGTATAAAGTTATCGTCCTTTGACCATTCATCAAAGTATTCTAAGTTGACAGAAGATAAACAACATACTGCTGTTCTCTCTTCATCAGTTGGTAAAGTTATTTCAGAACATAAATTGCTTTGACGTATTTTTAATCCTAAATCTTTTTGTTGTTTAGGTAAAGCTTCGTTACATTTATCAATGTTGACCATGTAAGGCTCACCTGTTTCAGCTCTAGCATTTATTATCTGCCACCAAAGGTCTCTAGCATTTATAACTTTAACAGCTTCATTAGTTTTAGGGTCTATCAATCTCCAGTCTTCATCATTTTGTACAGCATCAAGAAAAGCATTTGTAATATTTATACCATTATGAAGATTAAGATTTTTTCTGTTTATATCTCCACCAGATTCTTTACGCATGTTTATAAACTCTTCAATCTCAGGATGTGATATATCCATGTAAGCTGCATAGCTTCCACGTCTTGTTGTGCCTTGATTAAAGGCTAACATCTGTGAATCAACTACATGTATGAAAGGAATTGAACCAGTAGAACGACTGCCATGAGTAGTAGAAATACCGTTACTCCTAATATCGCCCCAATATCCACCGATGCCTCCACCTGAACTTGCCAACCATATATTCTCATCATAATGAGCAGATAAACCACTGCGACTGTCAGGAACATAATTAAGGAAACAACTGATAGGAAGCCCACGAGTGGTACCCCCGTTACTAAGTATAGGAGTGCTAAACATGAACCAACGAGAGGAACTGTAGTTGTAAAGTCTTTGAGCCAACTCAAAATCTGTATCCCCTTTGAATGTTGCTCCGAAGACGGAGGCTCTTGCAAGTGCTTCTTGTGCATGTGTTTCTCCTTCCCAAAAATATCTATCTTTGAGTGTATCTAAACTAAATTTATCAAATTCTTTTTCTTTATCATAGTCTATTTCAATTCCTAAGTAAGGCTTAGTTCCTATTTTATCTTCAACCATTATTTAATTTCTCCATCCCAATCTTTTTTGTTTAAATGTATTGCTATTATAGCATAGTGTACAATTTTATACAAGTCTGTATCATTATGTCCCTCTTTCTTACCATATCTCATGGCATATTTCATAATATTTCCCATACAAAAACCTTCACCATGACCAGAATCTACTATCATATCGGTAGCTTGATATTTACCATTGGCATAGTGTTGATTATATGTATTACCTATGTAAGCTTTTATACTGTTTAAAATTTTATCTTCATCAAATTTATATTTCATTTCCATTCCTCAGGTAAGTTGTCTTCATTATACCATAAAAAATTATTTTTGTCAGCCCATTCTGCATGACTTCTTTTTGTTCCGTCCTTTCTGCGTTTTGCTTGAGGCATAGGAGCATAAGGACTTAAGAATAAAAACACTAACTCTTGATTTGGTTTTAAAGATTTTCTAATCCAAACATATTTGTTATATTCTTGGTAGTCCCAAAATCTACCTTTAGCTTCAAGTAAATATTCTTTACCATTTATAGTTTTAACAAAGTCAGGTTCGTAATTATGTTCTACTACATAAGGTATTTTATCTGAATGATGTTCCCAAGATTGTAAAACACTAGTGTGTAGTTTATGTTCCCATTTAGAATCATATCCTTTAGGGACATCTTTTTCTTTTGGTCTAATCTTTCTAGGTTTTCTGTAACCAACCATTACATAACATCCGAATAAGATATATTGTTAATGTCTTTTCTTTTACAAACCTTTTTTATTTTTTGTGCAAACCACCTAGGAGTAAATGAAGATACCATAAGTTTTTTATTTGCATAAAAATGACTATCTTCAGGTAAATATTTTTGATAATTATTTACGTTCACTTTCTTTTGTTCTTCTTCTACTAACATACTTTTTAACCATTCAACCACAAACTTTTCTGAAAGTTTTCTTATCTGTTTTGATTTTCTTTGATTCATAATTTTACTTCCTCAACTTTAGGTTCCTTAACAATCTTTGTAAAATACACGGGACCTTTAGCATAATTAAAAACTCTCAAGCCTTGTCCGTCATTAGAATCTTTATGGCATTCTATTTTATGTGGACACCATGTACATCCTCTAGCTAGTTTCATATTACCAGAAGCACCTTCAGGTATAGGTTCATAACAAAGTTCAGGTGGTTCGTTTTTTACAATAATTTCTTTTACGTTTTCTATTTTAGAAACTATGTTAGGCTTTTCCATATCATCAGGTATGTAAGTACAAAGCTCTCCTGTTTCTTTATTCATAACTAGGAAGCCACCTTTACTTGTACCTTCTGCTTCTTCATAACCTGCAAGTTGTGCAAGATAACCAAAGGAATCGTCTTCACTTAATGTTCCTTCGTTAAACTTTTTATATGCATAACCTGATGCAGTTTTTACATCTACTACTTCACCGTCAATCTTACAGTCCATATGTCCTTTGATTCCGTTTACAGTAATTTCTTTTTGCATGTCTGTAAGTTTATGTCCAGAAAGTTTAACAAAAAACAAAAGTAAAACCTCAAGTAAATGTCCATATAAAAATTTAATTTGTATATTAGGTTCTAGTTTTTCTGTTGTTTCTGTTTGTGTATGAGCATCAAACCATAAACGTCTTTCAGGTCTACCTATATTTGACATACGCAACATTTCTTTTTCAGTTCTATCTTGAGGAGTAGACCAATGTCTTAAAGCATCAGCCATATCTTTTCCAAACTCTTCATACATTTCTTCTGATATCTTTAACTCTTTACCTTCTGTTAAAGAATCTAAAAGTTTATAAATGTCTGGTACTAAATTATTTAGTTTTTTCATTTTCTGATTCCTTGAATGCTTTGATAACATCCGATGAAAATAGTTTTTGTAAATTTACTAAAAACATTTTACTTGCGTTATGGTCTCCACCACTTACAGTTCTAAATGTATCTAATTTATCTACTATGGTTTTAAGTACGTCTGTTTTAAAAACTAATGTACAAAATTCATTATCACCAACACATAGATTATGAAACCAATAATCAGATTCAGTTGCTCTAATACCTGAAGGTTTACCATATGACTCATATTCTATACAAATATTTCCTGTGTTTTGCCATAAATCTTTTTCAGATTTAACTTCTATTTTTTTATTGGTAAGCATCTCTGCTATTTTTTCTTCTCTTATTGTACCATAAGTTAAATCAATGTCAAACTTTTTTCTATCTTCTATTTTAGGTTTCATATTTTTCCTTGTAAGTATTTAATATTTCTATTGCTTTATCTGTATTTATTTTTATCCACTCTCCGTTGTTATCTTCTGCAAAAAATTTCATAAACTCAAGTACTTTTTTTTCAGCTTTGATTTGATTTTTTACTGTAATAATTTTAACAATTTTAAAATCTTTTAAAGGACAACCTGCTTGAAACTGTGATAATCTTTTATCTGTATTTATACTTTTACCAACTTTAATCCAACCTTTCCAAGCAGGATTAGATATGATATATATTTCTCCTTTTGCTTTTGATAGCCACTCTCCTGTCCCGTATTTTTTATCCATATGTTTTTTTAATCCGGGAGCTGATAAGTGTCTTTTAGTTTTTTCTTTTAAATATTCACAAGCTTTTCTTAAAGACATATTGTTTTTAAGTATTTCGTTTTCAACATATTCTAGTTCTTTTAATTCAGTTTCTATTGCATCTAACAATCCTGTTTGTTGATTAAAAGTATAACCAAAATTTATAGTAGACGTTTTTCTTTTAATGGGTTTCATACCAACTGTCTCCTATTTTATATTCTCCTGTTAAAGGACAACGCATCTTAAAATATTCTCCTGCTTTTTCTATAGCTTCTACGCCAAGTCTACCTACAAAATCTGCTTGAGATTCTTGTACTTGTATCTGCCATTCATCATGTATGTTAGCAACAAATTTAGCATCTAAAGTATTTAATCGTATATGATTATCTAATATAACTAATCCTTTTTTCATCACGATTGCTCCTCCACCTTGTAATAAGGTATTTAGTGCAGCATGTTTATGTCTTAGTAATATCTTACGACCATCTAACCCTTTGAGATATCCCTTTTCCGCAGCTCTATCAACTCGTTCCTTAAGAGTTCTAAGTGCTGGTAGACCAGTAAGAAACCGTTCTCGCAATCGCTTACCATCGTTTCTATTTCCTTTAATGATGCTTCCAATTTTTTCATCTCCTGCCCCGTAAATGAGTGCATAGATGAAAGTTTTTGCCTCATCTCTTGATTTAAGTCCAGCAAATTGTTGGTTAGCTGTGTGAATATCTCCGTTGATAATTTCATTTACATACTCCTCGTCAGCCATATAGTGTGCTAACATTCTTAATTCTAAACCACTTGCATCTATACCTACAAGCTTATAACCTTCCGGAACTATCCAACATGAACGACATTCTTTACCATAAGGGCTGTAAACAGCAGGTACTTGAGCCATGTTAGGATTTCTATGAGCCATACGTCCAGTGATAGCACCAGTACATATAACTGAACCGTGAACTCTATTGTCTTTTTCTACAGCCTCTATCCATGAATGAACTTGGGCTAACCTTTTTTGATATAAAAGAAAGTCTGCTATAAGTTGTGCTTCTTTTATGTGTGTTATTTTTTTAAGAGTAGTTTCATCTACGATAGCTTGTCCTGTTGGTGTAAATTTATTTGGCTTCCAACCAAGCTCTTGTAATCTTTGTCCGATTTGTTTTCTAGAACCTAGATTAAACTCTTGTAATGTCTTTCTCATGAAAGGTTTTCTTTCAAGCGTACCCTCTATTATATCATTGTACTCTTGTTCTGTCAATCCTTGTTTAGAAAGTTCACCATTTTTTTTCAATTTAGGTGTTATCATTTTATCATCTATCCAGATTGGTTTAAATGTTTCGTGTACTTTATCTTCAGTTTCTTTTAGTTTAGATGATAGTTCTGCTGTTAAAAGCATAGCTTCTTTTTCATCAAATAAGAATCCATTTTGTTTTTGTTGCTCAAGAATATGTGTAACTTTATGTTCTAACTTTATACATTCTTTTGAAAAACCAATAGATTCTTTTCTTAAATAATTAAATAATTTATAATTTATTTCAACATCTCTTTCACAATATGATAACATTTCTTTTGTAAATGCTGACCATTCAGGTGAATCTTTTTTAGGTAATCCTAATTTATATCCCCACTTTTCAAGGCTATGTCCACCTTCTCGTGTTGGATTAAGTAACCTAGATAAAACAAGTGTATCAACAACTTTATCTGCATGGTACAAATCAATGCCAGTAAGTTTTTTAATTACTGGTATATCATACCCTAGTATATTATGACCTATAAGCCTTTCTGCTTTTTTTAGAAACTCTATACCTTCAGTTAAAGTATCTTCGTAGAAATGATAGAACTTTCCGTGTTCATCTTGTGCTACAAGACACCAAATAACTGAAGGATTTAATCCGTCTGTTTCTATATCAAATACTATTTGCATATGTTTCTCCTAGAAAGGTATGACCTCTTCATCAGCAGAGTTTAACATCTCATTGTCTTCATACTCTGAAAGTCTACCTGTTTCTTTATCGTACACTAAAGCACAAGCCATTCCTACATCACCTGTATATCTGGACTTAAGTATACGTAGTCTTGTGGTTCTTGATTCTAAATCATCGTCTGACTGTTGATTTCTTTCAAGTGCAATCACACAATCAGAAAGTTGTGCAATACTATTAGAGCCACGAAGATGAGAAAGACTTACAGTAATACCATTTTCATGTCCTTTATTACCGTCAATTCTTCTCAGGTGAGACACAAGAATTATACCTGCTCCAGTTTCTTCTACCATGCTACGTAATCTGTGCATGATATTATCAATGGCTCGTCTTTCATCACCCTCAATCATAGAACTTACAAGCATGTGTAAGTGGTCTACGATAACCCATTTACAATCACAACCAACAATCAAATATCTAAGTTTTGCAAAAATAGCATCAATATCATTAGCTCCAAAGTGAGCATGTATAAATACTCTATCGTTGCCAAAGACTTTATCAAACATATCAATCAGTGTATGTTCTTCATAATCATTTCTTACGCTGTCTATATAAAGCTTATCGTTTGCTTCAATAGAAAGTATACCGTCAACAGTACGTTTCCAATCCTCTTCAAGAGCTATGATACCTACGTTGTCTTCTGTCTTGTTTATCAACCAATGCTCTAGCTCTCTAGTCACACTAGATTTACCTAGTCCTGTGCCACCTGTAATAGTTACAAGCTCACCTGCTCTCATGCCTAATAATTTTTTGTTGAGTCCGTCATAAGGATATGGAACACTTTCTTTTTGTTCTCTGTGTAAGAAATCTTTTTGCTTTTCAGATACTCTAATAATACCACTAGGTGTGTAGAGCTGTGCATCCCACCAAGCTCTTGTAAACTCTGCATGTTTACCCTGTTTTAACATATCGTTAGGGTCTTTAAAACCGTTAGGCAACGTAACTATCTTTGCTTTCCCGGGCTTGATTATACTCGCAACTTTCTGAGCTGCTTCGATACCTGCTTTGTCCTTGTCAAAACATATCACTACATTATCAAAGCTTTCAACATATTCTAAGCTTTCTTTTATGTCCTTTACAGCAGACGAAGCACCACGTTTAATGGATACTACAGCCCACTTAGAGCCTAGTAGCTCATAAGTAGCCATAGCATCACACTCACCTTCAACTATCGTAAGATATTTTCCACCTTCTTTGAATAAGTTTTGTCCAAATAAACCTGAGTCTTGTATTGTTCCTTCAAAAGCAAACCTTTTATCTCTTACATATCTAATTTTTGTAGCACACTGCTCATGATTAATATAAAACGGATAAAGATGTTGAGCTAATTGACCTGCTGAATCATAAACAACTTTAACACCATACTTCTGAGCTGTTTCTTTAGATATATTTCTATCAGTAAGCTTTGCAAAGATGCCTCCATGTGCATTTACGCTAGGTTTTGGTGTTGATTGTTGAATATAGTTTGTCATGTGTGTTACTTTTCCCTCATAGTTTGTATAAAATTTGTCACAACTAAAACATTTTGCAGACCCGTCTGCGTTTACAGACACTGCATCTTTACTACCACATTCGTGACAAGGAACGTGATACTTTACGAATTTACTTTGTTCTTGCATATATTTACCCTCGTTTAAAATAAGAAAGCCACCCTGTTTTACGAGAGTGGCTTAGTATGGAGATATCTATGTCGAGATTATTCTTCAGTAGAAGTTTCCTCATCAACACTTTCTTCTTCAACCTCTACCACAGCTTCAGGACAATCTTTTAAGAGGGTTTCAAGATTGTTTCTGTGTGCCTGACTGGCAAAGTTTAAAGCTTCTAAATGAACTTCCAATGTGCCTACTTTATTGATAGTAATACGAGCATTGTTTTGTATTTGTTCATCTTTAATATTATTTACATCGTAATTTACGACACCTTCATCATTTTTAATAGTAATAATCATATTAAAATTCCTCACCGTCCCCATAAGGGTCTAACTCAGCACCGTCTTGAGTTTTTAGTGCTACTAATTCTAATACTTGCATGGCTTGAAAGTCCAAACCTTTGAACTTACCATACTTATTATCAGTTTCCCACTCGTTGTATTGAACTTTAACAGTAGAACCATTACCTACAATATCATCCATAGGTTGTTTATTCTTATCAAAAAGTTTAGGTGCATTTCTTACCATGCCATTTGGTCCATTCACTTTTCTTTTAATTGTTAAGGCTCTACCAACAGAGGTTTCACCACCACTATCATCCTTAATGGATAAGTTTTTTACTTTAAAGCCACGAGCCTCAAAGTCATTTGCAACATCATCATTCACTACTAAATCAACTGTATACACAGGTTCAAACGTAGTGTTTGGTGTCGTTACTGAAGCCCAGTAGGCTTTTCCTTCTAATACTGCCATATATAACCTCCTTTTGGTTTTGGCTGTTTAATTGGGTGTATTATACCCTAAGTTGTTATTGATGTCAAGCATTATATCATCCAATGTATATATATTTTCATCACAAAGTTTAACATAATACTCATGTTTATTCCACCTAACTTCGTAGGCTATTTTGTTTTCGTATAGTTCTTGATTGTTTTCTCGTATCCAATTTTCAAATTCTCGATATTCATCTTTGTTTAATTTTTTATATCCTTCGTACATATTATAGTCTCCACCATGTTGGTTGTTCTCTGTTCTTGTTCCACTGTGCATAATGTTTTTCATGTATAACATAATTTCTATATGCTACTATGGGGTCTTTGTTTTTATACTCGTCAGGCATAGCTTGTGCAAGTGGTGTCATGCTTGTATGTGTAATGTTATCAGGCATCTTACTCAAAGGCTCTTCAAGTTTAGTAATACTTGCATGAGTCTTACCGTATCTATAGTTGTATTCCATACCAAGTGCTAAGAAATGTCTGTACAGCCATGAGTAGTTACTACTAGATTCTCTAGCCCAAATAGTACACGGATGATTCCAATAAGCTCTTTTGTATAGCCCTACACTATCGGCATACTCATCACCGTCTAGTTCTCTATGTGCTGTGCATAACATCTGTGCAGTTTCGAGTGGCATCTTCACTAGCATTTTATCAGGCTGTGCTTCTGCTGACTTGACTGGACACTCATCAAAATAAAATATGTTCATTACTTACTACCTCTCTTTACATATCTATAAGTATTTGAACTCCACTCAGCATCTAACATCTCTACTAGTTCCCATTTAAGACTGTGTAAATTTTGAACATCAGATAACCATAAATCGTTTGTCTCATGTAAAGTGTTTAACATGCTTCGAAGTTTATCAAT